TGCACCTCATAGAGAGAACTACCTAATCCGAGGAAACTCAGGATTGAAGAGGCTACGGTCTCTGCTTTATCAACAACGGTACCAATAATCGGAATCGATTTGGCTACGTTGACGGCAGAGCCGACGAGAGTACCGAGAGCAGTACTGGATTGAGCCGAGCGAGGATTCGCGCGGATCGAGGGAGTCTTTTTTGACCCCTTGTTTCGTTTTTGGTTCATCACGGGCTGCCTGGAACCAAGCAGGGACTGTCCATCCTGTATGTGCACATCTCGCTGTGCAGTCTCTAGACGATTGAGTCTACCGTGGTATATTTACCTCGTCATCTATTTTACATGACAAATCCCATGGTATACCATGGCTTAAAGGTAGATAAAACCTATAGTAACCTAACCAACGTTACTATATGTGCTTCCGGCTAGACTTTTCGTACGGTAACCCGTTTTAGCGAGTAAGATACAGGACCCCGTTGAGTATCGGATTACAAATCTGAACCTTCGAAAGATATTGGATTATCTGCTTCGCGACAGTCGGTCGAGAAAGCAAATCGAAGAATAGAGATTGAAGTAATCGATACCCCTTGCGTATTCTGAGTTTATCGAAGTCAATCTTTTGATCTCGATAATAGACATTGTATTCTTGACGTTGGAGTTTGTAGTCGACGGCGTCGGAGCTCCGAAGATGTGTAGGAAGAATGTCAAGACATATCGGACCAGGCTGACGTTGGAAACAGCTGGGGTCCCTCAGAACGAAAGGTCGGTGACTAGAAGTTTGACGGAGCGAAGGGTTGTCAAATCTAGTCATCGGTGGTGTGTACGAACAGCGACCAAGTAAGACATCTAACATCCGACAGGATTGAGTATAAGTAATCCTGTTGAATGAAGTCTTCTTCGTAGAAAGATCAGTCGGAATCGGTGAAAGACCAAAGCCGCCTGCGATCTGAGGAAGAAAATAACCGTTTCCGTACCCCTTCAACGGCTCAAAGAGCGAGTTATGTAGGGTGCGGAACCAGAGAGATGCCTGCTGAGGGTCGTTAAAACCTCGTACAGCTTGATTGTGAAGAGCGATTGTCGGATGATCCTCATCGGAGGATACCTTACTTTGTCCTATTAACAAACCTACGTTTGCGAAGGGTATTAATCGTAACGTACCGTCCTTCTCCTGGAAGAAGGGACAGGAGTTGATAACACCGTAAGCAGGGGCGTAAAAGTTCTTGCCAGGTGAGAGACGAAGACCAGCCGAGGTGATTCTTTTGAGCCAAAAAGTTTTTAGCTCATCATCTGCAGCAAAGAGTCCGTCATCTCCATTAATAAGACAACACGATTGTAAATCCGACTTGGTAAGATCGAGACCAGTCCGATCTTCCATCGCTAGGAACCAACAGGCGTAATTGATGGCGCAAAGAATAGGAAAGCTGAGAACGCTTCCCATAAGCTGACCATTCTTCATGTCAACGACAAGATCGCTTTTCCGATTGATCATCTTCTTCGTGTAGCGAATTGACTGTTCCGAAAGGAGGTCAAGAGCAGCACGACCAAGGGTCGAATCGGGAGAGATCTTCGATTGACGGAGAATTACCGATAGGCATAACTTTG